AGTAGCATAGGGAGAACCATCTGCTCTAGGAAGAGTGCCGAAGTTATGACCCCATTTGTCAGAGCATACAATAGCAAGCATCTGACATGTCTCTAATGGCATTTTGACAATATGTTTGTCAGGGAGAACCCTGGCAGACTCCCAAGGACTGGGAGAGGTCACAAAGATATTCATCCGAATGTTGAATCAGGTTCTAGAGCAATATAATAAGTTAGATCGTGATTCTTGGAGGCAAATCGTGACAAAAGTTTTTGAGACACAACCACTTCATAAGTTCCAGGAAGGATCTTAATATTCTCAACTTTAAAGTTGAATGAGAACTGCCCATCAGTCTCACCAACTACAACAGAAAAGTCATTAGAAGTGTTATTCTTCTTATCACGAACAACCAGTTTAACTACACCTGCTTCACCGACAGCAGAAATGTCAGGAAGTTGATAAACCGCAGCTGCTTTTAGTAGTTTGTCCAGTTGCTCCGTGCTTAGTTCAAAACAAACATCTTCACTAGGAAGAGAAATGTCTTTTTCTGGAGGGGTGACGATTACATTTGGATCTGCGAAAAAATACTTGGAGCGCATTTTGCCTTCGCGAATAACAACATAACCATCATTAGCAAAGTCAAGTTCGGGACTAGAATGTAGACTCATACCATTAAGAAACTGATTGAGATCATAGATCCCAAAGTCTTTAGAAAAGTCTTCAGATACTGTTGCTTCTGCGAGGATATTTTTCATCACACTAATAGTGCGAAGTTTATTACCCTCTTTAAATAAGATAGACTGATTGATTGAAGAAAAGTTCTTCAAAACAGAGATGGTCTTGTCAGAGAGTTTCATAGGGGGTCGAGTTTTCATCACTGAGGGTAAGTTTCACGTTGTGCATTCTTGTCATTGAAATGCATTAGGAGCACAGCATAATGCAAAATTTTCATAATGTCACGACGGGCAGTGCCCTTCTTATCGTATCGTGACGCATACTTGAGGATGTTGCTACGACAGAATGCCTCGCCATCACCACAAGCTTCAATAAGATCAAGAGTTTGAATCTTATCATCACCAGCAGAATAATGCTGATCATATGTTCTGGTGATGTAATCTTTTAGTTCTTTGATAATTTCATCTTCACTATACTTCTTGATACTGTTAGAAGTTTTAGCATTAGGAACATCTGTAGTAAATGTGATATGATCATCACCAATACCACCTGGAAGATGAGAACCACCAAAGTTAATAATATCTGGGGATGCAGTGCCGGGATTACCCACAATACTGAATCCGTCCTCTTCCCAATAATTTTGATTGGACATATTTAATTCGTCAAATAGAAAGGACCATGCGTTAGTCATATTATATCAGGATTGAACCTCCGCGTCAATTGGCATTTCAAAATCTGCATCAACCTTGTCATACAGTTCCAAGAATGCTTGCTTGGTTTCATCATCAAAACGATTGACACAGACAGCAATTGCCTTTGCCTTGTCAGCGAAGATACTGTAAGCACGGATGATATGAACCAAACGGCGAGTGCTGATAACCTCTTCAATACCACCATCATAGAAAGTCTTACGGATGATGTCAGCCCAGTCAGCAAGACGCTTACAGAAGTCAGGAGCAACCACCTTTAGATCGCGAGCAACATTTTCAAGAATCTTGATTTCTTGTGTAGGGTTAGGATACTCTTGCTCAAAAGTTACAGGGAATCTCTCAAGGAACGCCTCGTTAAGCACGTTAGTTCCAATAAATCGCCCGTCCTCGGATCCTTTACCTTTAGTGTTTGCCGTAGCAAATACTTGGAATCCATCGGCAGGGGTGATGAACTTTCCGATTTTCTTGAGAAAAACTCCTTTACCCTCAAGAATAGATTGGAGGCAGAGGATTTTGTTTGAGGCAAGGTCGATTTCGTCAAGAAGCAACACGGCACCACGCTGCAATGCTTCAATGACTGGTCCATTGTGCCAAACGGTTTCACCATTAATAAGACGGAAACCGCCAATGAGATCATCCTCATCAGTCTCTACTGTGATGTTGACTCGGATGAGTTCCCGACCCAATTGAGCGCACGCTTGTTCAACCGAAAAAGTCTTTCCATTACCGGACAATCCTGTAATAAATGTTGGATAAAATAAATCGGACTTAATAATTTTTTTAATATCAATGAAGTTACCAAAGCTGACGAAGGTATCATCTTTTACAGGAATAAGGTTTTGTTCAATTGCTGGAATCGCAGCAGGAGCACTATATGTTACTTCCAGTTCTTCCACTGTCTCTTTTGTTACTTCAAGATTCCACTTACCACGACTAATTTTGTAATCTGTAAGTTTGTTAGTGACAGTTTGATAGTTCGCACCATTCATAGCACACCAGGCACGAATATCAGCAGCAGCAACAGACTCACCATACAATCCCTGAAGGGAAGTGCGAATGAACTCAGGTGAGAGGGACATTTGGTTTGTTTTAACTGAAGTTATTATAAACGAAAAAGGGAATTGTGAAACCCCCTAGTGGTCAGTCTCCAGATCGTCCATATTTGAACTTCATCGCTTGGAGAAACCACGCATCGGTTAGACGCTTTGGTCCATCCATTATAATTCGTGCTTGTTTATCATTTACAGAAGGATCTTGTAATGCTCTAACCTTCCACTCTGGTAACTGATTTTTACTCATGCCACCAAAGAAATAAACTCGCCTAATACTTTCTTATTTAGTTTTTTGACTTTCAATGATTTGACAAAAGCACTCTTAATCTTTGCTTTGCTAGCACCTTCATCAACTTCAAACTCCGAATCTTGAGACAGAGAATTTGACGACAAACCAAAGTATGCATCATATCCAGAGTTTTTAATACAAAAACTTTTTTCTTTCTTCCAATCTTTTTGGATACGGTCAAATTCATCTTCACCAGGATTATTATGAATACGCATAAAGTTTCCAACATCACGAGATGCAAGAACACGCATACCAATAAAGTTTACATCAGTGAACTTGTCCTTAAGATTACGCAGCATCACATTAGTAAACTCATGATATGAATATCCCATCTTATACGTTGTTCCAAGTTTACGATCACGTAGAATAGTATTGCTTGGATCAATACGTTTATGTCCAAGAAAAGGTTCACAATCACTCTCCCAGTAGCGTTTGATTTCCTTATATTGTGCAAGAGCATTTGCCTCACCATCAGTCAATACAATACATTGAATTTTTTGCAGTTTATTATCACGCTGAAATTTTGGAAGAATTTGATGAAGACAAACAAGAGATTCGTTTAATGGAGTTCCTGAAAGACTGAGACGATCAGGCCAAGCATATGAGGTTGCATATGAACGTCCAAAAGAATAAGCAAGTCGCCAAATACTAAGCATCTGCCTTTCCATTTCTTTACCAGATACTTTACTGGAAAGAATATTCATAAGAGAGAAGTCATGTTCAACAACAAATAAACCTTCTCTCTTTTCAAAATGAGGAGTAAGATTTGCAGCAACATCCTCTCCATTTTTACCAACATAATTACGGTTCCACTCATTAGTAAATGCATAAACTTCAAAAGGAATGTTAACCTTTTTACAGAACCAAACAAGATTAAACAATTGCTTGCAAGTATCAGTCATCACATTAGACATTGATCCAGACCAGTCAAGAACAAATACTAGACCATGGTTCTTACCATCAGGAAGAACAGTAACTTTCTTGAACAGGTCTTCATTGTATTTGTAAGTATGAAGATTAGAGGTATCAAGGACGCCAGTGCGAGCAGTTGATGCACGGGCATATGAGTCTGCTGCCTTGCGACACTCAAACTCTTTCACTAGATAATTAACTTCTTTCTGTGCATTACGTTTAAATTTAACAAACTCCTGATCTGGATTTTCAAAGACAGGAGTTTCAAACTGATCATAACGAGACCACCACCAATTGATGTAATCATGAACATCAGTGTTACTAGCAATCACCGTGTCAAGATTGACCTTTGGAACTTCAAGATAAACAGTTTCACTTGAGTGCTGATTAATAAGATCTTTAATATTGTCGCTGAGAGAATCAGCAGTTTCTATTTTTAGATCATCTTTTACATCCGACTGAAAATCTTGATTAGAAGAAATAGGTTCTTGAGACTCCTCTACTTTATCGTCAGATTCATCCTTAAGTTTATCTTTTGCATCTTCATCAATCATCTCTGATGTAGGTTGCTGATTCTCTGTTTGATTATCGGGTTTCTTTACATCTTCATCTTGTATCTTCTTACAGTACAAATACAATTCTTCAGCAACTCTCAATACATCATCAAACGTTTCTGTCTCAGAAATTTTTTGAATGATTGTTTTTTCTTCAGGTGTTTTGAAGCAACACTCTACAAAATTACCAATCTTAAAGTATAGATTTGCACGATCAGCAAGATTAAGATCAGCAACATCGCTGTCAGATATAGAGAAAAAGTCCTCTTCTTGTAATTCCTTGTAACCATGGTAGAAAGTTTTTGCTAGTCCAGCATATTTGCGCTTCATCATCTTTTCAATTCTAACATCCTCCACCACATTCACAAACTGAGGAGGAACTGCTACCTTCTCCAACCAGTTCTCATCAGGGGTGAAGAGTGCATGACCAACTTCATGTCCCACCAGAAGGTCATATACCGTATCACTTGCCTTATCCCACATGGGAAGAGTC